GTTTCCCAGTCACGATCGCCGCACACAACGGCACGCGATCGCTCTATATTATCGGTGAGATATTAAAGAAGAACGCTCCAATGGTCGGAGGGCTAGCTGAGCAGTCAAAAAAAAAGCCGATAATGGCAAGGAAGGCGAAGAATGAGCGCTAACAGTTCAAAGTTTGACGGCGTGGAGCTAAGCGCATCAGCAAAGCGAGCAGAAGACGGGTACATATTCTTCTTTTCAAGTCGCCAGCAGATTGCAAACAACGGCGGCGCTGGTTATTGGCTTGTATCTTCAGGCAACAAAACAATTATCGTAACTCAGCGAATCGTAACAACCAATGGCGATGAGCTTGAATACAGTCCTTGGGTCGGCTCTACGATCACAGACGAAGGCACATTAATTAATCATTCCAATTTGAACGCAATAACGCCGCTAAAAAGCACAGTTGTAGCTCACATCGCACCAACCTTTTCGGACAAAGGTATTCAAGGCACTAAGTCGTACATGCCTGGGGCTTCTGGTCAGGGTCAGTCAGACATAGGCAATGTATACTCGAATGAACAAGAAAACATACTTCCGCCACACACAACCTTGTTGCTTGAGATAACCAATAACGGCTCTAAAGATGACGCTGAATGCGAGCTTTATGTATCTTGGGCAGAAGTTGACGATCCTTCACCATTTCAGGCTTAAGTAAAATGGAACTAACAGATAAACAGTTAGAGCTAGCAAGCAAATTGACGACACTTAATAGGAAGTTTGTCGTTAATCTTGTTGGCACTAATAAAAGCCAAAGACAGGCTTATGTTGATGCAGGAGGCAAAGCAAAGAGCGATGACGCCCAAGATGCAGCAGCAAGCAGAATGTTAGCTGACGTTAAGGTGAAGGCTTTTTATGATTCATTAATGGAATCTGCAACCTCAGAAGCTATTCTAACGCGCGAAGAAGCTCTTCAAATCCTTTCTAATAACGCCAAGGTACAAATGACTGACGTAGCCGTTTTTGGGCTAGCGCGGGTCGGAGAGGACGCCGAAGGCAATGACGTTATGCAAACCGTTTGGACAATGAAAGACAGCAAGGACATTGACCCTAATGTTATGAGCTGCATCAAGTCTGTAACGATGACAAAGCAAGGGCCGAAGATTGAATTGCATGATCAGCATGGCGCTATTAAACAGCTCTCTGACATGCAAGGTTGGAACGCTCCCAAGAAATCAGAGCTAACAGGTGCAGGTGGCAAGCCATTAGCCATTCAAGCCGATGTTAGTTCGCCAGAAGTTGCCAGCGCTCTTGCTGGCTTAATGGATAAACTCTAGAAGGTATTAAGTATGCGAAATTTAAAAGCGATTAAGTGTTTCTTTGTTGGCCACAAAAATAAGGCGGTTAAAGCTACATTTGACGAGCGAGAATGCACATGCTGCGGATCGCGCCAGTTTAAATACTCATTTACTGGGAAGTGGTTAACGATAAACTAATGAGCATTATGCAGTGGGAAACAATGACGGACGCTGACAAGGTAGCCGTCAAGATTGCAAGCGAAGCCTCTTTTGAGGCTTTTTTGCGTATATTCTTCCAATTACTGCAAGGGCAGAAGTTCAAGAAGAACTGGCACCACACTTACGAGTGCCAACTTGCTGAAGACGTTTACCACGGTAAGATTAAGCGCGGCATTATCAACGTAGCACCAGGTTCTACCAAGACTGAGATATGGTCTATTCACTGGATAGCCTGGTGCATTATTAAGTGCATTAGTGACGACAATCCAAGATCAAGCCGATGGCTTCCGCTTTCTTATTCTGACGACTTGGTAACAGAGAACGCAAAGCGAGTGAAAGAAATACTCGATAGTGAGGAATTCAGCACACTATGGCCGGTTAGAGTTGACCCAACCACAAAATCGAGCGCTAACTGGATGTACAGGGACGATAACGGCAACCGCCATAGGCTTTACGGCACTTCAATCAATGGACAAGTAACAGGCAGGCGTGGCGGCTACATGGTAGAGAATTGTTTTACCGGCGCTGTGATACTTGATGACCCTCTTCCGCCTAAAGATATGGACTCAGGCTTGATAATGAACAAGGCGAACCAGAAGCTAAACAGAGTCGTGCGCTCTCGATTAGCTCATGATGACGTTCCAATCATTATGGTGCAGCAGCGAATAGCTAAAGGTGATTCAACCGATTTTCTACACAGCGACAAAGCACCGGATGATTACGAGCAATTCAGAGTGCCAGCGTTGATTGATCAGCAGTATGTCGATTCATTGCCCAAAGCTATGCAAGAGGCTTGCATTAGAGATACAGAGTTCACCGGTAAGCGCACAAGCTACTGGCCAGCCAAAGAACCGACTAAAACACTATTGAAAATGGAAAAGGCAGATAACTACATGTTTAGTGCTCAGTACCAGCAGAACCCCGATGACGCATTGCAAGAGGGCGTTGTTTACAAGAAAGAGCTCGAACTACTTGTTGAAGAGGGTAGGCTTTGTCGCATACCTATTGAGAAGTCTTTGCCGGTGTTTACTTATTGGGATTTGGGGATCAATGACGATATGGTTCTATGGCTAATGCAGCCGCATAGAAAAGAATTGCGAATGATTGCCTGCTATGCAAACCGTGATGAGGGAATGGAGCACTATATTAATTGGCTAAATGACTTCGCTGACAAGTACGGCATTCGATACGGTGAGCATCTGGCACCACACGACATTGCAGTACGCGACTTAATGACGAGAGAAAGCCGGATTGATATAGCAAAAGGCATGGGCATTAGGTTTAAGTTAGTTGATCGCTGCAAGAGTAAGCGCGAATCAATAAACGCATTAAAGGCATTGTTCCCGCGTATTTGGATTGATAGCGTTCGCTGCGATACCGAAGCCAACGGAGCAACCGGTGACATGGCGAAGAAGACGGGCTGGAAGGGATTAAAGGCATTGCGCCGCGAGTGGGATCACAACAATGAAGTATTTAAAGATGAGGTGGGGCCAAAGTGGGCGACCAACTTCACTGATGCCATTCAGCAAATGGGTTTACACTACAAAGAACCAACCACAAGACAGAAGCCTAAGCCACGACCAAGGCCGCAATCAGGAGGTTGGATGAATTGAGAACTTACGGCGAGATAAGAGGCGTATCATTTCATAAAGTGGGGTTTTCAATATATCATCTAGCTATTGAATATAAATTAAGTGTCGGTGATGGCTCAATTAGCGTTTACGTTAATAGCATGGCCGAACTAAAAAAAGAAATTAATAACCTGGTGGTTTGCAATGGGCGACAAGACGAATACGAATACTAATGACGAAGCACTGTTAGCTACTGCAAGAGAGCGGGCGCGTGATGGTGCTACATTCTGGAAGGAAAATTGGGAAGCAGCGGAAGACGACCTAAAATTTCTTTCAGGCGACCAGTGGCCTAGTCAAGTTAGAACTGAGCGAGAGCTAGAGCAGCGACCATGTTTAGTTAATAACGTATTGCCGACATTTGTGGATCAGGTAATGGGCGACCAGCTACAAAACAAGCCGCGTATCAAGGTATCTGCAATTGACCCGGCTCACGTCAATACACCAGAAGGTGAACAGGAAGAGCTAAAAGTAAGCAATCGAGCAGGCAAGAAAGATTATTCACTATCAGAAGTGTTTACCGGTGCAATTAAGAATATTGAATACAATTGCGATGCAGAGACAGCTTATGACATGGCGTTTCAATCTGCTTTAGAGTCTGGTATCGGCTATCTGCGCGTTTTGTCTGACTACGAAAGCGAAGACAGTTTTGACCAAGAGCTGTTAATCAAGCACATATCAGATCAGTTTAGTGTAACCATTGACCCTAACGCGAGAGAGATTGATAAAAGCGATGCCGGATGGGTTTTGATTGATGATGTTATGCCAAAGGATGTGTTTCGGGAGCAATACCCCGATGTTATGGCCGAGCCATTAGCAGGCTCAACAGATCAAGGTGAGTGGTACACAGAGAAGACCGTTCGGGTATCTGAGTATTTTACTAGAGAGTTAGAATTAAAAGAGCAGTCATTGCTTAGTGATGGCCGCGTAGTGTGGGCAGAAGACCTAGAGCCTATTCTTGATGAACTGGCCGAACAAGGTATTACTGTTAAGCGCAGTCGCAAAGTCAAAACACACAAAGTTATTTGGCGCAAGATCACTGGAAACGCAGTGTTAGAAGGGCCAATCGAACTGGATTGTACAACTATCCCAGTGGTCCCGGTGTGGGGCAAGTCGATAACAATTAAAAAGAAAACAATGTATCGCTCATTAATTCGATACGCAAAAGATGCTCAACGAATGGCAAACTATTGGGATAGTGCAGCGGCAGAGTCGATAGCATTAGCACCTAAAGCGCCGTTTATAGGTAGCGAAGGACATACCGAAGGTCGAGAAAACGAATGGGAAAACGCCAATACAACAAATCAGGCAATTCTTACATACGTTCCTCAATTTCAAGGCGACCCAGGGCCAAGACGCGACCAGCCAGCAGCAGTGCCAGCAGCAGAGCTAACAATGGCCTCGACTGCTACAGATAAAATTAAAGGCACTGTGGGCATGTTTGACGCTTCACTTGGCGCACAAAGCAATGAAACTAGCGGTCGTGCAATCATCGCAAGACAGCGCGAATCCGATACGGGTACGTTTAAGTTTATTGATAATCTTTCTAAGGCAATTTCACGCATTGGTCGGCTATTGGTTGAAATGATACCTGCTATATACGACACAGAGCGAGTTATGCGGCTCAAGTTTGAAGACGACACAGAAGATTATGTTGTTTTAAACCAGCAAGTGCTTGATGAAGAAACGGGTAACTGGGTTACGATCCACGACTTAAACGTATCTAAGTATGACGTTGTTGTTAATACCGGCCCTGCTTACTCCACTCAGAGAATGGAAGCAGCCGAGGCAATGATACAGTTTGCTCAAGCAGTACCAAGCGCAGCAGCAGTAATGGCTGATCTTATTGCACAAAACATGGATTGGCCGGGTTCCGATGTAATTACTGAACGTCTTAAAAAGATTATGCCGCCAAATGTTTTAACTAGCGAAGAGCGCGAAAAAATGGCCGAAGATATGCCAGAGCAACCAGAGCCAACGCCAGAGCAGCAAGTAATGATGAAAGAGTTAGAGGTTCGCGGTATGGAGGCAGAAGCTAACGGCTCCAAAGCACAGGCTGAAATGGCTAAAAATGAGGCGGTTATGGCTAAGGCGCAATCTGACGCGGCTATTGCTGAAATGAAGACGCAAGAAGCACAGTTAAAGCTGCAAGCAATTAATCAAGGTGCTGACAGTGGAAGCGCTGACTACCAGCAAGTTAAAGAGTTGGTAGCTCAAGCAGTGGCAGAGCTACTAGCAGCAGGAAGGGCGCAATAGTGGTATTTGAACATTATTGCGTTATCATTAGTATATTAGCTTGGGGCTGGGAGTTACCCGGCTGGGCTAGACCTTACGCAAGGGTTTAAACTTGCGGCACAGCCTACGGGCTAATTCGTATCTAAAAGGTATGCTATGAGTGATGTAAATAACGGTGAAACTGTAGCAAGTGAAACCGATAATTTTGTTGTTGTTAATTCAGACGCACCAGTTGTACCGGATGATGAAGGTAAGCAGGTAGAGGGTTCGATCGCGAACGAATCCGAAGGTACTAGCGAGCATGATTCTACTGACGAGAGCGGAGCAGAAGAACAAGACACAGCTGGCGAAGATACCGCCAGTGAGCAAGACGAAGGCAAGCAGGCCGAAAAGCCTAAGTCACGCGCTCAGAAACGTATTGATAAGATTACCCGCCAGCGTGAAGAAGCCAAGCGAGAAGCGGAGCGACTTCAACGACAAGTTGACGAACTTACGAAAGGCAAACAGGGTAATAGCGGAGAAGCGCCGAACGAAAGTGACTATGATACTTATGATGAGTATTTAACAGCACTGGATGAGTACGACAGTAGTTCTAACCAGCAGGCCGATGATAATTACTCAAAGGCTGATGAGCAGAACGACCAAGATACTTTAACCGACAGCCAGAAAACGGCTCAAGGCATTCTTCGTGAAAAAATTGGAGAGGGCATTGATAAGTATGAAAACTTTGAGGATGTCGCTTTAAGTGAAGACGTGGCTATTACTGGCGAAATGGTAGAAGCACTGGCCGATTGTGACGACCCATTAAAAGTAATGTATCACCTGGGCCAAAACAAAGAGCTAGCTGCAGCCATTGCAGAAAAGACACCGATTCAACAGGCGCGAGAAATCGCACGATTAGATTTAACGGTGAAGGTGACACCACCAAAGCCAACAAAAACGACAACAGCGGCAGACCCAATCAGTCCTGTTCACGGTTCGGACGCTCAACAAAAGCCAATTAGTGATATGTCTTTTAGAGAATATGAAGAACACATGAATAAAGTTGAACAAAGTCGTCGCCATCATAGTTAATTAGGAGTCATATCATGGCCGTACAGAATAATAACCTTTTAACGGACGATATTATCGCCAAAGAAGGTTTACGTTTATTAAAAAACAACTTAGTCATGGCTAAGAATGTTTACCGCAAATACGAAAGCGAGTTTGGTAAGGTGGGCGATACTATTCGCTTAAAACTTCCGTACCGCGTTAAGTCTGCCAGTGGTCGAACGCTTGTTAAGCAGCCATTAGTTGACCAAACAATCCCTTTAAAAATCGACTATCAAGAACACGTTGGTCTTGAATACACGGTTAAAGACAAGACTTTGGATATTGCTAACTTCTCTGAACGCTACCTTAAATCGGGCATGACTCAGATTGCTAACAAAATCGATCAGTCTATTTTGCTTACTCTGAAAAATATCTTTCACAGCTCAGGCACACCGGGTACGCGCCCTGGTAAGTTTATCGACTTTGCCAATGCTGGCGCTAAGATGACCACTTATGCAGTGCCTCAAGATGGTATGCGTAAAGCAATCCTTAACCCGTTTACTTGTGCGAACCTGTCTGACGAAGTAACCAAGCTTTTCAATGAAAAAATGGTTAATGGCGCGTACATGAAGGGATATAAGGGCATGGTTTCAGATTTTGAAACTTACGACTCGCAGAATATCCCAACTCACACAGTTGGTAAGCATGGCGGCACTCCACTTATCGCCGGCACGATCACCAATGGCTCTACCATTACAACCGATGGCTGGGACACTTCTGTAACTGGTCTGCTAAAGCAGGGCGATGTAATTACCTTTTCTGGTGTTTATGGCGTAAACCCTCAGAACTACACGTCTACTGGCTTGCTTCAGGAGTTTGTTGTTCAGGCAGACGTTGATTCTGATGCTGGTGGCTTGGCTACTATCACCGTTTCGCCAGAAATGAATGACGGTACCGCAACCACTACCAACTCTAATGGTGATTCGTTGTCATTGAAGGCATACCAGAACATTAGTGCTTTACCGGCAGATAACGCACCAATCACTGTATTGGGTGCAGCAGACACGACTTACGAGCAAAACTACTTGTTCCACCGTGACGCTGTAGCATTGGCAATGATTGACCTTGAGCTACCACAGACGGCAGTTGTTAAGTCTCGCGCAAGTGATCCAGATTCAGGATTGTCTTTAACCTTAACAGGTGCGTATGACATTAATGAGCAGTCTGAAATTCACCGTATTGATGCGGTGTGGGGCACTAAAGCAATTTACCCAGAATTGGGTATGCGTTTATGGGGTCAGGCATACTAAGCCAGCCAACTAAATAAAGCCTCCACGCGAGGCTTTATTTTTAACTTTCTTTTTAAAGAGGTATTACTATGTCTAAAATCTATTTATTTCATAAAGATCAGCCAGAAGGCAAAGCGTTTGACGTTGAAGTTGTACGCGCTAAGCAAGATAAAATGAAGAAGGACGGCTGGGTAGATACTCCGGCATTGCTAGACCTTCCAAAGCCTAAGCCTAAAGCTATTACCGATGAAGAAGCCAAACAAGCAAAGCCGCAAGAGTTGGTTGCCATGGTTAAAGCGCTTGGCTACATGGTTTTAACAGAAGTAGAATTTACCGCAGAAGTTAGCAAGGCGGCGCACCAGCTACACGTTGATGCCGGATTAGCAAATACAGAAGAAAAAGATCAAAAGCTATCTGAAACCGAAGAAAAGCTAATTGCTCAATTTGAAGTTGATGCCTTCAGCTTAACCAAGCCAGAGCTAATTCAAGTTGGTAAATTGCATAATGTGCGTTTAACTATGAACCACAATGAAGATACAATGGTAGAGAAAATTCAAGAAGCGATGGCGGTTTAAAATATGGCATTCACAGTGGGCGGCGCTATCCGAAGCGCAATGAGAAAAATTGGTGTGCTCGCCCCTGGGGAAGCATTACCGGCGCATGAAGGCGATGATGCCTTAGAGGTGTTTCGCCAAATGGTTGATGATTGGGCCAATGAAATCTTGTTGATTCCAATTGTTAATGATGTGCTTTTCACACTTAGTCCTGATGTGTCTGAATACACTATCGGCATTTATCCAGAGCCAAAGCCAGACCCATTACCTGAGAACCATATTGAGACTTCACGACCAGAGCGGATTATCGCGGCGTTTATTCGTGATGGCTCAAACACTGATTATCAATTAGAGCTAATGGATATTAAAACCTATTCACGAATTAGCCAAAAAGGTAACGGTTCGCGCCCTTCTCGAATGTACATACAGGAAGGCTGGCCGCTCAATGAAATTCGTTTTGAGTCAGTACCTTATGCTAATGAAGTATTGCACCTATCAGTAGTACAACCACTTTCTGAGCTACTGCCTACCACTGGCTTAACTGAAGTTATTAACTTGCCACCGGGTTACGAACGCGCATTGATCTATAACTTGTGCCTAGAGCTTGCGCCAGAGTACGGCAAAGAGCCTACGGCCCTTATTGCTACTCAAGCTGTTCAAGCCAAGCTAAAGCTAAAGCGAAACAACTACCGCTCACTAGTTCTTGGTATGGATAGAGCGCTTGCTACGCAGCGTAAAGGGATTGGCACTTACATAATTAATCAAGGGCCATAATATGCAGCGCGAAATACCTTTAGCGGTAAATACGGCGGAGCAAGACATATCAGGCAATGAGAGCTTGGTTAATGTTTATCCGCGCAAATCCACCGGAGGAAAGTATCAGTTTAGTCTTGTTGGTACACCGGGCCTTGCATACTTTGCAGAGTTGCCTACATATCCAGTGCTGGGCCTTCACTCTATTGGTTCGAGAGTGTTTGCTTTCACGCCTAGTAAAATGTATGAGATAGCAGCAAGCGGCGCTCACACTGAATTGGGTGACGTTTCATTAAGCGGCAGAATTTCAATTGATGACAACGGCAATCAGATTGTCGTTGTCGATGGCTCAAAAGGCTATTACTACGACCGGTCATTGAATGAAGTTAAGCAAATCACCGCTCCGGGCTTTTATCCATCATCCACGGTAACGTATCAAGATGGTTACTTTATATTTGAGCGCTCAGGTACGGGGCAATTTTATCTATCGGAATTGCTTAGTGTTGCTTTTGATCCTAATGATTACGCAACAGCAGAAGGCCGACCAGATAACCTAGTCGCGGTATTAAGCGATCACCGAGAGTTGTTTTTGTTTGGCGAAGACTCGATAGAGGTTTGGTATAACTCCGGTGCGTCTGATTTTCCATTTGAAAGAAACCAAGGAGCATTTATTGAAAAGGGTTGCGCCGCTAAATATTCAGTGGCCAAGCAGGATAATACTGTTTTCTTTGTGGGTTCCGACCTAATTGTTTATAGAATGCTGGGCTATGTTCCGCAGAGAATCAGCACACACGCAGTTGAACTAACACTACTGGATATTGATTTAAGCGATTGCTTTGCATACACCTATCAGGACTCAGGGCAATTGTTTTACGTTCTGACTGTTCCATCTAGCAATATAACGTGGTGCTATGATGTTTCATTAGGTTCATGGCATATACGAAAGGATTATCATTTTGGGCGACACAGAAGCAATTGCGCGGTTTTTACAAACAACAAAACACTGGTGGGGGATTTCCAAAACGGGCGAATCTACCAGCTTACAACTGACTGGCTAACCGATGACGGAGAACCAATAGAGCGCGAGTTTGTACTACCCACTGTAAATAATGGCCGTGAGTTTTTGACTGTTTATAGCTTGGAATTGGACATGCAAACCGGTATAGGATTAATTCAGGGCCAAGGCAGTGATCCTCAAGCTATTTGTACCTTCTCAAAAGATAACGGTAAAACATGGTCAAACGATAGGCTTGCACCTATCGGCAAGCTTGGCGAATACCTAAAGCGTTTAAAGTGGAATCGCTTTGGCGTTTCAAGGCAGTTTGTTTTTAAGATACGCATAACCGACCCGGTTAAAATCGACATTGGCGCAGCGTATATTGAGGTTTAAATGGCTAAAAATATAGTTTCACAACCACCAATACAGGTTCCAATAACCGACCTAAGCGGCAATATTTCTAAGGCGTGGTCAATTTGGTTCCGCGATCTATACCGCCGAGTCGCATACAAAGGCGGTAATGCCATTGATGAAAACAAAAAAATCACAGATCAGGCAATAGATGGAATCAACCTAGACGTTTCAGAAATTGACGACAAGCTACTTCTTGCTAATGCAACCATTGCCGAAGTAATTATTGCCGTTAATGAAAACGAAACTGAAATAACAGCAAACAAAGCCGATATAGACAATCACATAGCGCTAGAATCCGCTCATGGTTCAAATGGAAATGTGGTTGGCTTTAACGATATTGCTACCGATGCCGTTGTGGGCTTAGTCAAAAGAATGCAGATTGTCGCCGATGCCGTAGATGCTACCAGTTCAAGCGTAGTAGTAAGTTCACCTAATGCTACAGCAGCACCGGCGGCATACGATCAAGCGCAAGTCCAAACCATTGTCACACTGGCCAATGAAACCAAGGCTGATGTTAATACTCTGGCCTCTGATTTGAATACCGTTGTCACAGAGGTTAATGCTATAGTTACTAAACTAAACAGTTTGATAGCCAACTCAAAAACAGCGGGGCAAATGAATAATGTCTGATAGCGTAAATGTAAGTAACGAGCAGAAAGGTATTGATATTGTCGGGGCTGCTTGCTTGCCTGATAAAGCCGAAAGCATTGCTTCGTTATTTGCACTTGAAGCCAAAATGAAAGAGTTCCCACAGCTTGATATTCCTATTGACCATCACTTTCATGCTGGTATGTATGCGCGTGAGCTTACAATTAAAGCAGGTACGCTACTAACCGGACGCATTCATAAGTTCGACCACTTTGATATTATGCTAAGCGGTGATATTACGGTTTCAACCGATGACGGCCAAGTTAAGCGATTAACTGGTTTAAATATCATGCAAGGTAAAGCCGGTAAAAAACGCGCTGGCTATGCCCACAGTGATACGCATTGGATAACCTTTCATAGCACCGATGAGCGCCATGAAGATGAAATGCTTGATTACCTTACTTGTGAAACCTTTGAAGAGCTTGAAGATTTTAATGTTGCGGTAAATCGTGCTGATTACTTACTAATGGTCGATTCAATTGGAATGACCGAAGACGAGATCAGTAAGCAAGTAACCAATGAAGCCGATATGATGGCTATGCCTGATGAGTACAACATGGCATTCGTTGGCGAATCAAAGATTCATGGCAAAGGATATTTTGCAGACCAATTAATAACAGGCGGCTCCCTTATTGCCCCGGCAAGAATTGGTGATTTTAGAACAGAAGCAGGGCGCTATACTAATCACGCACTAAACCCGAACGCCGCTATGGTAGTTTGTGGCTCCGGTGTAAACCTTATGGCCCTAAAAGATATTGAACCAGGTGAAGAGATTACGGCTAACTATCGTGATGTTATTAACCACAGATCAGAGCATGGTGATTTATGTCAGGCGTAGCAACGGCGATTGTTGGTTCCGCAGTAATTGGGGGATATGCAAGCAATCAAGCAAGTAATGCACAAGCAAAAGCCACAAAAGCCGGTATTCGCGCAGAGCAACAAATGAGCGCCGAGAACATAGCATTTCAGCGTGAAATGGCAGCAGAACAGCGAGAAGATTTTGCGCCGTGGACTGAGGCTGGCGGGCAAGCGCTAGATAAACTCTGGGCTGGCGTTCAGTCTGGCGAGTTTGAAGTTGGCAAGATTGATGTAAAGCAAGACCCCGGCTATCAATTTAGAATGAATGAAGGCGTAGAGGCGCTAGATAAATCAGCGGCAGCGCGAGGGCGATTACTTAGTGGCGCTCAAAACAAAGCCATTACAGATTATGCACAAGGCCAAGCCAGCCAAGAATACGGCGCAGCCTATGCACGCGAGGCTGATGCTAAAGCTAGAAAATACAATATGCTTTCTGGCTTATCACAACAAGGCCAAGCCAGCGCAGCGCGTCAAGCAGGCGCAACAAGTCAGCTTGCATCGACTGGCGGTAACATTATGGCTCAATCAGGGCAGGCGCAAAACATAGCACAGCAGAACATAGGCGCAGCTAGAGCTAGTGCTTATCAAGGCATGGCTCAATCTACAAACCAAGCCGCGCAAAACTGGATGCTTTACCAATCACTAGGAAAATAACATGGCAGCTAATCAATACGGTATCGACATGGCCGATATTTACCGCACAACAGCAGCGGTAAAGGGTGCCAGAACTAGAAACAAATTGGCAGACCTTCAATTGTCTGAGGCTCAATATAAGATTGACCAGCGACCCATTGAAGAAGAGAAGAAAAACAAACTTACTGCATTGCGCCAGCAGTCGGTTACAGGTGATGTTGATGCACAGCAGCAGTTATTAGCGCTTGATCCTGAGAACGGGCCTCAATTTATTGACGCTATAGGTAAAATGGATGAAACAAAACGCGCAGGCGTTAAGCGTAGTATTGATGAAATTGGACGCGGATCAATGTTTGTTCTTAATGGGAAAACCCCGGAAGAACAGGCGCAGCGCTATCAAACACTAAAAGAGAATTTATCGCCAGAAGTAGCAGCAAAGCTACCCGAAACTTACGATCCGGCATTTATGGAGCTTTCACTATCAAAAGCTACTGCAATGGATAAGCTATTAGAGGCGCCTAAGTCGGTTGGTGTTGGTGGCGAGGATATTCTTTACCGTGGTGGCCGAGAAATTGAGCGTGCAGATAAGCCGGTTAAGGCGGGTGGCGCAGACGGCAAAGGCGGCTCCGGTGCTAGTAACTGGAAAGGATCAACTAGCATTAATACTATTCGCAGATTAACAGCAGACCTTGCAGGCGGTTTGTTTGATGAGCGAACAGGACAGATAACTAAACTTCAAACTGGTACACGATCTGATATGCAAGCAGTAGTTGATGAAGCTAGTAGAATGCTACAGCTTGGAGAGGCAAATAATGAGGCCGAGGCCGTTACACTAGCAGCAAGAAAACTTAAAGTACCTTACGAAATTCCTAGTTTATCAGGTAATATTAGTAAAAATAACGCAATACCAGAAGACCCTTTAGGCATTCGCTAAACCAAGGAGAACGACCGTGAGTCAGTTCATCGCAGATTTTAGAAAAAAGAACCCGCAATACAATGATATGGCAGACGACCAATTAGTTTCTGCTCTTCATCGCAAATACTATTCTGATATGGATGTTGAGGCATTCAATCAAAAGATAGGCTATCAATCAGTTGCCGAGCAGCCTATCGAGCAGGTTCAAGCGGTAGAGCCGCAGGTGGAGCCTACCCAGGCTAAAGCTATTCAATCGGAAGTCATACCGCAGCAAGAAGTCATTGAGCAGCAAGAACAAGAGCCTTCAATGTTTGATATGGTTAGCTCAAAGCTTAATGAGCTGGCAGCAGACCCAGTGCCGAATGCTGTTAAAGGTGCAATAGAGCGTGCAGGTGATGTTGGCGCGGGATTCTTAACCACTATCAATACCGCAGCAAGAGAAGCCGAGCAATCTATGCCAATTGGCGGTTTTGTTTGGGATGGTGGAGTATTGCCAAGCTATAAGGGGCCAGAAGAATACCAAGCTTACTTACAGCAAGGCGGTAAGGATATTCTAGCTGAAACCGAAGAAAGCGCTAAAGGCTTAGAGGCTGGCTACATTCCTACGCATACCTGGGAAGAGGTAAAGCGCGAATTTTCAGAGGGTGGTGCTTTAAGCGGCAGCGCTTGGGGTGAGGTTGTTGGCTATATTGGCGAACAGGGGGTTAAATCCATTCCTGATATGGCAGCAGCGCTATTAAACCTACCTAGTTATATTATTGCCAGATCGGGTGAAATCGGTGAAACGCGAGCGGAAAACAAAGGCAAAGATAAGACAGACTTAATTGATATTGTTGAAGCCGTACCTTTTGCCGTAGGTAGCGCACTATTAGAGCGAATTGGGGCAAAGGGGATTACTGAAGCAGGAGCAGAGGCTTTTGGTAAGGAAGCATTAAAATCAGGATTCAAAGAAGCAGCTAAGCGAACAGCTAAAGCAGGGGCTAAAGCTGGCACCAAAGAAGCGGTAACCGAAGCAATTCAAGAGGGTATGATTGAATATGCAGGCGAGCGACTAGGCACTAATGCAAAGATGACTCTTGCCGAATCACTAGACCTTGCAGCAGCGGGCGCGGTTGCTGGTGGCGGTATGGGTGGTGGTGCAGGTACGGTTTCAGCAGGTTACAAAGAAGCCACTTACAACCCAGAGGCAGAGCTAGGCAAAGCACTTAACAACCTTATCGACCAATCGCGCTTTGAGATTGACCAAGAGGCTATTACAAGACAATTCGACCCAGCTAATGCACAGCTAGAAGCTAGACCACAACAAGAAAGCACCGAAGGCACAATAAAGTTAAAGCCACACACTCCGCTTGAATTAACAGGTGAGTTTGAAGGCGTGCAGCCTAAAGGTGAATTTGCACCAGGTATGCCTGAAAGCACACCGGCGGTTTACGATATTCCAGAAGCACCAAAAAATACAAAGCAGATCGCAGAAGAAAAGGCCGAGCCTAAAGAGCAGGGCCAAATTAAAGGCTTGGCAGTTGTTGAAGCGCCAATTGATGAAGTCACTCTTTCGAGTGATGTGCCGCAATTCAAGGAAGGTGCTAATGCTAGTGGTGTTGTTGAACCATTAGGCGGTAAGTTTGAGCGCACCGGTGTTGCACCAATTCAAATATGGGTTCGAGAAGATGGCCGAAAAGAAGTTATTTCCGGTCGCCATCGCTTAGACCTAGCAAAGCGCAGCGGTGAACAAACAATCCCAGCACAGTACCACTACGAGAGCGAAGGCTTTACCGTAGAGCAAGCAGCATCATTAGACGCTATTCTTAATATTCGTGAAGGCCAAGGCAAGGTAAAAGATTATGTCGAATTCATACAAGCAACAAAGCCAACAGAAGCCGAAGCAGCAGCACAAGGCATTTTGGCAAGACAAACGGGCAAACGGGCGTTCACAATCGCAGATTCAGGAAGCGATACGCTCATTGCCAGTCATCGAGCTAACCAAATCAGTGACGAAGCAGCCACAAGGATAGCAAGAGCAGCGCCAAAGAATGACGCGCTTCAATCGGTAGGCATTAAAGCTATTCAGGATGGTAAGACTATCATCATGGCTGAAAACCTAGTTAAAGCCGTTGGCAGCATGACCACCGACAAGCAGCAGGCTACAGACGATTTATTCGGCTTTGATGATTCAGCAATGAAAGAAGCCGTTGAGCTCGCCAAGAAGGTTGGCAAAAAGCAGGCGGAGATTCAGCGCACATTGACCGCGGTAACCGGTGCGGCCAAAAACCCAGAGCTTGCCAGAAAAGAAGGGGTAGACGTTAAAGACCCCGAAGGCATTAAGAAGAAGATCAAGCAGCTTAAATCTAAAAAGAAAGCATGGGATAACTGGCACACCAACCCAAAGCTAATGGAGCAATTGACGGGCAAGAAAAAGGCCGACCAATTACCAGCCAAAGAAGAAGTCACCAAAAAAGAAGAAAAAAGCTACGATGTAGACAAGTGGAACTACAAACAAGGTAAAGCTGATAGTACGCAACCAGTGCGCACCAAAACAGTTAAAGGTATTACGCTTAATGTAAGTGAAAGCTTTGAAGATAAGCAAATGTTCGCGCTTAACTCCGATGGTGAAGTGGTAGGCGATTTATTCTTTTCTTTTGATGAAGGCAAGCTATACGGTTCGGTTGAGGTAAGAGAAGACAGTCGCAGGCAAGGCATTGCCACAATGATGTATGACTTTGCCAGCGAGATAGAAGGCGTTGAGATAAACCCGTCAGAAGGCCATACGGATGATGCGGCCGCATTTTGGGCAGACCGAAAAGCAAAGAAAAAGCCAGAGCTATCCCAATCAGATGCCGACCGTTTGATTGCTGATGTTAAAAGCAGTGATCTAGGCGTAAGCCGTACCAATGCGCTAATCAAAGACATTACCGATGCGGTAAATGGCAAGCAGGAGTCAGTTAAGCGACAACTTAAAAACCTAGCCGAGCTTAACGACAAACAAAGCAAATCTGAAACCAAGGCCAAGACAGAAGAAACCAAAGCCAAAACAAAAAAGACCCAGCAAGAAAGCAAAGCAGCACTTGAAAAAGAGCAAAAGCGCGAACGTATTTATTCCGGTAACTATGAAGGACTGCAACCAAATTACGTTACCTGGTTAAAGTCACTGAGCGATACCAAGCGAAAAGAATTGTTTGCTAAAGGTTCTAACCCAACTATTGCGAACAGTGAGTTTATTGCTTACAAGCCAGATTTTGATCTAGGCCAGCAGACCGAAGCCGACATTAAAGCGGCAGAAGAGAAGCAGGCTAAAGCCAAGGCCGAAGAAAAAGCAGCAGAAGCAAAGGCCGAAGCCGATAAGCAAGTGGATGACTTTGTACTTGCCGGTTCCGACCGAGTAGCAGACCAAGCCGAAGCTAGAGGTCAAGCTGGATTATTCGATGCACCGGCAGAGCCAAAAGCGCAGCAAACAGATTCTACGATAGAAATTAAGCGCGATGGCAAAACAGTAGCAAGCGTTGATTATTCAGTCTTTGAAGGCATACCAGCCGTTAAGATGATTAATACCGATCCAGATTACCAACGACAAGGATTAGCAACAGAAGCGCTTATAAAGCTGCAAGCTAAGTTTCCTGATGTTGAAATTGATCTAGGCTCACTAACAGGCGATGGTGCAAAGCTAATTGATTCGCTTGAGTACAATGTTATTGGTAGTGGTGATTATGAATCGACCGTAAATAAGCTAGAAGAAACTGAGGCCAAGCTAGAAGAATATAGTGAACTGGCTGAAAACTTTAACTTTTCAGAAGCTACGGAAGCAGAAAGATTAGAATACAGAGAAGCAACAAAAGACTGGGATGACCTTCACGATCTTAAAAATGATTTAGAAAATGAACTGGCAGAGCTTGAGCCTTCAAAGAAAATCATCATAGGAAAGAAAAAGAAAGCAGAGCCAAAAGCTAAAAAGGAGCCAGTGGCTAGTTCCAAAAAGGAACCAGCCACTAAAGACCCTATCAAACTGGACTACTCAAACAATGCCGTTATCGCATTTCATAAGTTTAGAGAGTCAACGGGGAAAGGAACGGCAACCAAGCAAGATATTCAATCTAGTTTTGATGATCTAGTCGAAAGCAAAGACGCGGTACTGGCACAGCTTAAAAAGCTAACCAAGGCGCAGTTGCTTAAATACGTTGGCCGTAGTGATCTTAAAAAGCCTGCTATGGTAGAGGCAGCTTATAAAACGATGTTAAGCGCTCATGTTTTTGGCGATATGGTTATGACTATCTTCGGTGGAAGTAAGACCTATGAAGAACAGATAGCTGAAAAAGTAGCAAAACAAACTCAAGAGCAAATCGAAACCGACTATGAGCGCCAGCGTGAAGCAAGAGCAGAGCGCGACAAGCGAAAAGAATCCTTTGTTAAGTCGCTAACCAATCCCGAAACCTTGGCCGAGTATAAGGAATTCATTCGTGTACGCGGAAAAGCAAAGCTAACCACTGAGCAGCTAAAGACCTATGACACGCTAGTTGCTGATTCAATGCTAGAAGAAGACAAGGCCAAGCCAAAAACCGTACAGGGTGAAGCTGAAGCGGTAGAAACTACCCGCGCAGAAACAACCCACGCGAAGAAAGGCCACCAGCTATTTGTTGTCTCGCTTGTTAATCGTGTTAGCAAAGAGCAATACAAAGAACTCAATGATAAGGCCAAAGAGTTTGGCGGCTACTACAGCGCTTATAACAAAGCTGGTGCTATCCCAGGCTTTCAATTTAAAACGATTGAAGAGGCCGACCAATTCGAGCAGGTATTGAAAGGCAAGGATACCGACAAGAGTGATTTTGAAGAAGCCAAAGCCGATGTTAAGAATTCCAAGCAAGCCGACAAGCTTATGGAAATGGCCGACAAGCTAGAAGCAAAGGGAAATGAATCACTAGGGCAAGACCGCCAAACCAATACCGGTAAGCGTGCAGCGCAGGCAGCCAGCGCAAGCGAGAAAGCTTACAAGCAGATAGCAACGGCTCAAACGGTTAAGCAGATTGCCACAAAAATGGCAGCGGGTGAGATCGTTTACTTGGGCAAGATGACGCAGATAACCCAACTGGAAGAGCTTAAGGCTATTCAGCGCAAGGCAGTGCCTAGCTCAATGATGCACAGCGAGTACGATGGTTATTCCATTAGCAACTCAATGAAAGAAGGCGTGACGGTAGAGGATTATATTAATAACGTCCGTATGCCTGAGCTGTTTATTGATAAAGAGCGAGCGAAGCGCTTCAGCGATAAGCTTGATGGGGTGAAAGGGTTTAGCCGATTTTCTGCAGAACTTAAAAAACTGCCAATGGCAGAGGGTAAAGTTCACCTTGGCCGATTGACGAAAGACCAAGTTAAAAAAATTCATGACGCGGTGAAAGCTGGCCACCTTAGTTCTTACGAGCTTGGCTTTATTCCAGATCGTGAAAAGACAATGAATCGCCTTGATAAGTTAGGCATTAAAACCGATGAGCAATTACGTACAGCTATTCGTGAACTTGATTCGCTAACGGTTACCGAGCAGAAAGAAGACCCAATTAAAAAGCTTGAGCGTGACTTAGTTGGCAAGAAGATCGAAGGTTATTTCCCAACGCCTCGCGAACTGGTTGAGCAAATGATTGACTATGCTGAAATTCAGCCAGGTCACCAAGTGCTAGAGCCTTCTGCCGGTAAAGGGAATATTGCCGACATTATCAAAGAGTCTGAGCCTAATGCTGAAATCGATGTTATCGAAATCAATCAAGGCTTGCGCTCAATGCTTGAGATCAAAGGCTATAACGTAGTTTCTAACGACTTCACTGAATACGATGGCAAGCAGTACGACAGAATCATAATGAATCCGCCGTTTGAGAACTTCCAAGACATTGATCACGTTAAGCACGCCTATGAATTGTTAAAGCCTGGTGGCAAGTTAGTTGCCATCATGGGTGCTGGTGTCAAAAATTCACGCAAGAAGGCTGTAGAGTTCCGCCAATGGATTGACGAGTCTGGCTCTTACATTGAAGACCTGCCCGATGGCAGCTTTAAATCTTCAGAACGCCAGACGGGTGTTGCCACAGTGATGGTGACGATTGATAAGCCTGATACCAATACGCTAAACCGCCGAGAAGATGAGCAGCCAGCGAAGCTAAATAGCGGCCAGCCTTCGGTTGTGCACGCCCCAGGTCATAACTATGTAGACCTTTATCGCTCCACCGGCATTCCTTCACGCAAGGAAGTTTTCACCATTGAGGGCCGCAGCATTAAGATGCCAGCAGAGCCGCAGCGTATAGAGCCAATTATGCGCCAGCTAGTAAAGATCATGGGCCGCAGAATTTACAACGGCAAAATCAAAGGTAAATCAGTACAAGGATTTTACCGTAGCGATGTTGGTGAGCTTAGAACCGCTCGCAAGAATGATGTTGAGATTTTGGCGCATGAAATGGCTCACTACCTCGACCTATATTCAAATGTCTCTTTGCCTAACTTCAAAAGGCTTTATAAGCAGGCCGCGTTTAAAGATGAGGTTGCAGCACTAAGCTATACCGATGATAAAAAATTGGAGCTGCTAGAAGGCTTTGCCGAGTTTGTGCGCCTATGGCTGACCAATTCAAACGAAGCGAAGCTAAGAGCGCCAGGCTTTTATGATGCCTTTGTTAAAGAGCTTGCGCGTGATCGCAAGCTATTGAATCCAATGCGTGACATGCAGGAAGCAATGCACAAGTTTTACTTCCAAGGTTCTGACAAGCTTGGGCAAGCGCTTATTGGTCGTGACGAAGGTGTTTATGGGAAGTTCATGGATTGGACCTATCGCCGTGACAGCCTTGTTCGCCAAGAAACAATTGATAAGTTTCACGCAGCGCGAGAAGTTGAAAAAGAATTAACCGGTAAGCTAAGCGATCCAGTACAGGGCTCAGCGTGGAAGCAATTCAGAATTGCAAACGGCGGATATGAGGGCATAGCAGAATACATTATGAACTATGGCACCTTAGAGTTTGCCGAAAACGGTGACCTGGTTCGCAGTGGTAAAAGCCTTTATGAAATCCTAAAGCCGGTCGATGAACTCAAGGGGTTGATTAAAGCTGATCCAAAATACAAAGGCCAAAAGCCTATTGATTTATTAATGCGTTACTTTGCCGGACGTAGAGCTTTGGAACTTCACCGCCAAGGCCGCGAGAATCTTATTCCTAAAGAAACCGCTAAGGAATGGGCAAAGATGGGAAGAACATTCCCGATGTTCGGGAATATTTTCATTGAGTATCAAGAGTTCAATACTCGCATGATGGATATGTACCAGCAGGCAGGTCTATTGACTCCTGAAGCGCGTCAAACAATGGAGTCCGTTAATAAAGATTATGTCCCATTCAACCGATTGCGCGATAGCCTAGAAGAAGGCAAGGGCGGCGGTGGCGGATTTCAGCGCTTAAAAGGCGGCACTGCTAACCTTGAAGATATTCTTCACAATATTCAAGACGGCGTAACATCAAACGTAAAAGCCGCACTGGATGCAAAAGCAAAGCAGCGCTTGTATCAATACATTGCTAATCACCGTGACGGGGCTATTTGGGCGACTAAGATAGCGCCAGATTCCAAGCTAGTTAAAACTCACTTGGCCGACATGGAAAAGAAAATTGGCGAAGTGCTAGAAGCTTCAGGCGTAGTGATTGAGGGCGAACTAGATTTAAGCGACCCAGGCTTATTAAACTTTTGGCAGCATGGCGTAAAGCCAACGCTAACCGAGTCGGGTAATTTTGTTGATACCGTTTTAATAAATGGCAAGCCGCAATATTTTGAAGTGCAAGACCCGCTACTGCAGGAAATGCTATTGACCATGAATGGCGAATCTTACAGCTCGCTAATGAATGGCATGTTTGCGGTGAAAAACTTCTTCACCCGTAGCATTACATTAGGCGTTGAATTTACTGGGGCCAACCTGGTGCGCGATACAATTGGCGCGACCTTCATTAGTAAAAATAAGTTCATGCCTTTCGTTGGTTCATTCAAAGGAATGTATTCGTACCTATCAAGGGATGAGCACTTTCAAGACTTTATGCGTTCCGGTGGTGGTTACTCTAGCCGCTTACATGGAAGCACCAAAGCAGGCAAGGCTCGCCAGCGTGTGCAAATTAAAGACGTTGGCGTGGGTAATAGAACTCAGCGCATGCTAAGCGCATTCGATAATATTATGAGCGCGTTTGAATACGGTACTCGTATCGGTGAATTCAGACTGGCCAAAAAGAACGGCGCAAGCGATATGGATGCAGCCTTTGCAGCACGCGAAATATCGACCGACTTCAGTGTTTACGGGGCTAACCATTTCTTGACGGGCTACATTCGCACTGTGCCTTTCTTGAATGCAATGATTCAGTCTCAAGATCGTGTATTTAGAGAAGCGTTTATTAAAAACAAGTACGGCGGTAACCCTACAGGATTGGCAATGAAAGCCTTTCTAGGCCTGACCGTACCAACGCTATTGCTTTGGCTGTTCAACAAGGATGACGAAGAATACAAAGAGATTCCAGATCATGAGAAGCGCACCAATTGGCATATACCCCTAGGCAATGGCCGATTTATGAAAATGCCGCGCCCTTACGATGTTGGTTTTGTTTATGCCACTATGCCAGAGCTTTTCTTTAAGTACTTAGAAGACGAAAACGGAAAAGAGTATGCCGAAGGTATGGCTTGGACAATGCTACAAATGTACGGCATTGACGGCGTTCCTGCAGCGGCTCAAGGCTGGTGGGATATTACCCGCAACAAGAAATGGACGGGTGCGCCAGTTGTGCCGCATGGAATGGCCGATGTGTCAGCAACTAATCAATACAATTCAAACACCAGTGAAACCTTTATTCGATTAGGCCAAGCGCTTGGAATGAGCCCGATAAAAGCAGAGCATGCCTTTAAAGCTCAGACTGGTTACCTGGGCGGCTACTTGCTTTGGGGAACTGAGAAGCTAATGTGGGATGAAGACAAGTTTGGCGAAATGCCAGACAAAGACGTTTCTAGCAATATTTTCATTAAGCGATTCCTTACGCCAGAAACTCGACCTAATAACCGCAGCATGGAAAAGTTCTTTGATTTAAAAGAACAATCTGACCGTGTGACCGCAGACTTTAAAGCCGGTATTGATATTCGCAGAATGATTAAAGGCGACAAGCAAACAGAATTTGAAAAAGACGATACGTTCTTTGGGCTAAGCAAAGGCGAAAAAGAAGTATTGTTTGCACTGAACGATTCAATGAATGATCTAATCAGTATTGCTTACGGTAAGGAAGGAATAAAGACTCAAGAGCATTCAATACGCTACAATCCTAAACTAACTGCCGAGCAAAAACGCGAAAGCCTTGATAAGCTATGGCAACAAAGAAACGCAATGTTCACTCAATACTATAACGAAGCTACCAAGGCGCTAGACAAAGCCAAGAAGGTTGCTAAGAAAACAGGCATTGAAGGATCACGAAACGAACTAATGAAAAATAAAGAAGGTAAATAATATGGCAGTTTCAATGATTGGCCCAAAGTTCTACGCTTTCGACCGTGACGGCAAGCCATTAGCTTTTGGCAAGGTTTACACCTACAAAGCGCGAACCAATGATCCAAAAGCAACATACACAAATGAAGATAGCATTACCGCAAACACCAATCCCGTTATCTTGAATGGCGAGGGATATGCGGATATTTACTTAACTGGATCGTATAAGGTTGTCGTTAAAGACAAAGACGGTAATGAGATATGGACAGCAGACCCGGTAAGCGAGGCGGCAGGCATTGGATTTTCTTATATTGTTACTGCTTATTATGCTTCATCATCATCATTTAATATTCTAGGCGATCATCAAGAAGCTTTTGCCATTGGTGCGCGTGTTGAGCTTTCATTCTTGGATGCCTTGAAAACTGAAACAACGGTTACAGCTTCAAGTTTTGATGGAACTAACACGGCTGTAGAAGTATTCGACACAGTGGTTCGCACAAGCATCACTAGTGCTGGAATATCAACCGGGTTTTCCTCTTTAGCTGACTTTTCAGAGTTATCTTCTTCGCAATTAACAGAGCAAAAGGCACAATTTCAGAGTCGCTTTGCACTGGTGCAGCCTGCTTTAAGCTGGACAGCCAATACACTGGTTGATAATCCGCTCCAGCTTTACAGCACAGGAACGCAAGGCGTTTCTGTTTATCAACAATGGCTACCCGACCCAAATCAACTACCTTTCACTACAGGTAACACATTTGCAGAAGATCAGGCGTTAGGTCGTTGGAGTGAGTCGCGAGTTGCGAGCGTTGATTATGTTGATAACGCAAAAGCAGACGCTATTAGTGAGTCAGCGTCATATGTGAATGAGTCATCAATTACTTTTGATAGTCTCACAACAGCAATATCAAAAATAACAAATCATCCAGAATCATATAAGCGGCTATCTACTTTAAGTTTTCGCAATGCTGATGAGTGTAGCGCGCTAGGGATAAAGTACCCAGATGGGGGCGGTGCTGAGTATGTTGTTGAAGCATTAGGCACTCCTGACGGCTATGGATCGTGACTGGGAAAC